GGATTCACAGCGAACTGGTTGCGAGGGTCATGTCCTGCACCCTGATCTGGTTCCTTGGCAGCGCAAAGATGGTCCGGACGAGTTCACTGCTGTGTATGAGATCAATGGCGTGAATCTGGCCAATGGAGACCCTGAGCAGGATTGCTTTGGCCTTGTGGAATGGATGCAGCTGGCGCTACGCTACCGGACACAGACTTGAAGCCCTTGACCTCATTGCTTGCACCGTACTGCGCGTCCTCTTTGACCTCCAGCTTGATGGCGATCTGGCCACCAATCAACTGGTCGGTGTCGGTCACTTTGGCCAAGCCAATCGCACGCATGATGTCTCCCAGCTGCTGGCGACCAATCTCCTCGGCCTTGGGGTTTGCATTCTTGATGTTCAGATTGCCAAACACCACACGACCTTGATGGCTCGGGCCAGTGATGTCATAGCGCAGTTTGATGTACTGGCCATTGCCAGCCTTGGTTGCTTTCAGCTCAGACTGAGAGATGGTTGCGGTGTACCAGCCAGCAGGCAAAGGCTCAAAATTGCCATTGCCTTGAGGCAGTTCGTTGACGTTGAATTCTTCGTTTAAAAAAGCCATGATTTACTCCTTGGGGATAATTTTGAAAGATGGGCGGCCAGGCTTGGCCGTGATTGCACCGGCAAGCGGTTTGGTGATGGACTCATCTGCTGCCTTCCAGATGGCCATGTTGATCTCAGGCTTCCAGCGAAACAACTTGGCCAAGTGATCGGTCAGACCGAACTCAGCGGCAAGCTCTTGCACCTTGTCTCCGTCGACTTTGCGGTCGATGCGGCCAACGATCTTGATCTCGTATCGACCAGGCTCGATGGTTTCTGTGCCATCAAGGTTTTCGGCAATGGTTGCCAACTTCTTGATGTGGTCCTCAATATCGCGTCGATCTGCTGTCGCATCTTCTTCCTGCTTCTTCGCAGCCAGCCACATGCTGGCCAGCTCATTCATGTCATTGGGCAATACCTTGGCGGTCATGCTTTGCCCCCGATCTTGGCGATGATTGCACCCAGATCAGGCGCTTCCCAAGCCTCCAACTTGCCCGAGCGATCCTTGGCCAACCACAGGCCATCCGAGTCGCACATCAAAGCACGCTGAGTCACACCCTCGGCATCACGCTCGACACGCAGCGCCAGCACTTCATCAAAGAAGTAAGGCAGGCCTTGTGTCAGGCTCTTGCCAGGCATTCCTGGGTTGTAGAGCATCTTGCCCATCTCGTCGGTGGACTTCTCCAGCTTGGCCGACATGTAGACATGCTTGCCAGGCAGATCGCGGAAGGCGCGAATCAGCTCCTGCATGGTGCTGTTCATCTCGCCATACGCTGCGCGGCCATCCTTGGACTTCTTCATCTCATGGGACAAGACCACCTCAGCAACTTCGCTGATCGAGTCAAGCGCCACCGACTGAAAGCCTGCGGCCTCCTTGCTGTCTCTGGCCCATGTAAAAGCCTCGCGCAAGTCGTCCATCGAGGCGATCTCAATGTAAGGCAGGTCAGCGTCCTGAATGGACAACAGGCCACCCTCGGCACTGAGAACGATCACATTGGGCAGGGTCTTGACCAGCGTGGTTTTACCAGCACCGGCTTGGCCGTACACCAACAACTTCACTCCATTGGCAGACAAGCTGCCGGTCGATTTCAAATTGATAGCCATTTGGCTCTCCTTTTTTTGCACCTCCGTCTGGGAATCAGTTCGAGGTGTGCTTGCACTATATCAGCTTTCAAGTTAAGATGTCAACAAATATTTTCAAGAAAGGCAGAAAAATATGAAAACCGAGGAAGCAATCGCCCATTTTGGCAGTCTTAAAAAGCTGGCCGATGCGCTGGATGTATGGCCACAAGTGATCTATCAATGGGGTGAAACGCCCCCTATGGCTCGACAGTACGAGCTAGAGGTAAAAACCGAAGGAGAACTGAAGGCAGATCGCAATGATGACCAAAGCTGAAGCAGCATTAACTTATGCATCTTGGGGTTGGCATGTCATCCCAGTGGTGCCAAACGGCAAAGTTCCAGCTACACAGCATGGCGTGAAAGACGCTACAACTGACGCAGAACAAATCACCCGCTGGTGGGCACAAAATCCAGACTTCAACATTGGCATCGCAGCAGGCGAGCGATCAGGCATTGTGGTTTTTGACATTGACCCACGCAATGGTGGTGACAATTCTTGGGCACTTTGGACTGAGAATCATGGGCGCGTGCCTGATGGCGCAATGCAAATGACAGCAGGTGGTGGCTTTCACCACATCGCAGATTACAAGTCTGAAATCAGGTCTTGCAAGCTGACAGAAGGTGTTGACCTACTGGCTGATGGTCGCTACTTTGTGGCTTTCCCATCGACCATTGAAGGCAGAAGTTACGAGTGGGAAGCCTCAAGCGATCCATTTGATGGCGTGGCACCGTTCAAAGTTCCACAGACTTGGATGAACGCTTACAACGCAATGCGCAAACCCGCAGAGCGCCAGCAGGCAACCACAGGCGGTGGTCTCATTCAAGGCAGCCGAAATAATGGTCTTGCAGCAATGGGCGGTGCAATGCGTAGGCATGGCTTCACAGAGGCTGAAATCATGGCCTCATTATCCATTGCCAACGAAACCCGCTGTGAAATTCCATTGCCATCGTCTGAGCTGGCGCAGATCGTCAGATCGGTGTCCAGATACGAACCCGAAAGTGATGTTGGTGCATCGGTCAGCATTGGCTCAGAAGCGGCAGATTCTATTCTTGCAGCAACTAAGGCGGAGACTCAAGAATACTTCTTTACCCGAGCAACGTCATATCTTGGCCAACCAGCTCCGCTTAAATGGATTATCAAGAACTGGGTGCCAGATTTTGGGGTGACAATGGTTTATGGTGAATCAGGGTCTGGCAAGACATTCATCACCTTGGATATGGCCTGCCACATAGCAGCTGGCCTAGACTGGCATGGCCATAGAACCAAATCTGGAATTGTGATCTACATGGCCGGTGAGGGTAACTATGGACTGCGCCAGCGAGTTGCAGCCTGGTGCAAATCTCATGGCATTGATAGTCTTGACAATCTGCTGATCTCCAACAAAGCTATCGACATGGACAGCCCAGCTGCGGCAGCTCAAATCATCAATGCAGTGCGCGAACTCACCACAGAAGATGCGGCAATGATTTTTGTGGATACCGTCAACAATCACATGATGGGTGATGAGAACAGCTCACAGGACACACGCAACATGCTTAACGCAGTTCAAATCGTTGGCAGGGCACTCAACGCTGGCATGTGTCTCAATCACCACGTTGGTGTGGCAGCCGAAGCAAAGCATCGTGCGCGAGGCTCAAGCGCATGGAAAGCCTCTCTCGACTCGCAAATTCTTATTGCAAAAAAAGACGGAATCATTGAAGTCAACTGCACAAAAATGAAAGATACCGAGGAGCCTCAGCCGTTCTTTGGCAAGCTCCAGTCGGTCGATCTTGGCTGGTTTGATGAAGATGGCGATGAAATAAAAGGTGCAGTCTTTGCAATTGAAAATGATGCACCTGATCAAAAGCCCAAAAAAGAATCTGAAATATCAAAAGATATTCGGAAATTTACAAATGCATGGTGGGCATCTGGTGCTGAAAATAATAGTGAAAACCCTTATTTATCTAGAAGTGCATTAATTGAATATTTAATTAACAACGAAGGATTATCTGAGGCAACAGCAAAAACATATGCCCAAGCAAGTAAACAGGGAAGATTAATTTATAACCTGCTTAATGCTGAAATTATTCAAGCTCATGCGCATGGATGGATTGTCTGCGACAACGTAACAGCAAGCTCAATGATGCTCAGAAGGACAGAAAAGTGACTGGGACAAATGGGATAGGACTAGGACATTTGGGACGTTTGTCCCAGTGGACATGGCGAGGCAGATTGGGACAAACGGGACACACACCTTAAGGTGTGTCCCAATGTCCCAACCACGATGTGCGTTTTTTGACCTAAAAGGAGGAAACTGTGGATAAGTGCAGTAAGTGTGGATCAGGACATTTAAAAATAGGAATTACCAATATTGCATCAGGTGCAACTGTTTATCCAGTTTATTGCACAGAATGTGGTGAGGTATTTCCAAAATATATACAGAAAAGAATCGCACAAGAATATGCGCGAGAAAATGGGCCTCTTGAATATGTCGAAACAAGAACAACAAAATATATGCAGAAAAGACAACAGCAAATTAAATGCGAAGTCTGTGATGCAAATGAAGGTGAATTACATCACTGGGCACCGCAATATTTATTTCCAGACGCAGAAAATTGGCCAACGTCTTATCTTTGTCGCGCTTGCCACAGAAAATGGCATGATCTTGTAACCCCAAACATGAGCACCAGAAAATGACCAAACAAAGAGAAACCCCAAACTTTACAACATGGCAACATGACACGCTGGCCAAGTTTGCAACCGAGGTCTACATCAGACTCCAAGATGAGCAGGCCGCAAACGAGCAACTCAGGATGGATTTAAAAGATGCCATGAAACTGGCGCGAATTGAAAACATGAAGGACAATGCAGCATGACCACAAAATCACACAAAGCAAAAGCGCCAACCAAGCGAACTAAGCCTGGCAGTGAAGACCGAGCCGTGATCAGCCAGATGGTGCTGGAAGGAATGCGAAGCGGTCTGAGCGCCTTCAAAGCATGTCAAGCAGCTGGTGTTCCTCAAAGCACTTTCTCACGCTGGGTGGATGATGATGCTATCCTTGCGGAGAATTACGCGCGCGCGAGGGAAGACCTGATCGAACGCATGGCCACAGAGATCATGGAGATCAGCGATCAAGACGTTGGCGTGGCCGTTGATGGCAAGAAAGACTGGGCGGCAGTGCAAAAGCACAGACTGCAAGTTGACACACGCAAATGGCTGTTGTCCAAGCTGGCCCCAAAGAAGTTTGGCGACAAGATCGAAGTTTCTGGCGATCCTGCCAATCCCCTGGTGCAAAGAATTGAGCGCGTGGTCGTCAAGGCATGACAGTTTTACAGCTTCCAACACCTGAGTGGGCAGTGCCACTGCTGGAGCCAAGCCGATACAAAGGCGCTTGGGGTGGCCGAGGCTCTGGCAAGTCCCACATGTTTGCCGAGCTGATGATCGAGGCCCACATCATGGACCAGAAGCGCAGAAGCGTCTGCGTGCGCGAAATCCAGAAGTCACTGAACCAGTCGGTCAAGCGCCTGCTCGAAACAAAGATCGAGCAAATGAACGCTGGCGCGTACTTCGAGGTGCAGGAAGCCGTGATCAAGTCCAACAAGGGCGATGGCATGATCATCTTCCAAGGCATGCAAAACCACACAGCCGACTCGATAAAGTCGCTCGAAGGTTACGACTGCGCTTGGGTGGAGGAGGCTCAAAGCCTGAGCCAGACCAGCCTCGACCTGCTGCGGCTAACCATCCGCAAGCCCGACTCCGAGCTGTGGTTTACATGGAATCCGCGCCAGCAGAACGACCCTGTCGACTTCCTGCTGCGCGGTCCGACACCACCAAAAGATGCTCTAGTCCTGAAGGTCAACTTCACCGACAACCCTTGGTTTCCACAAGTCCTGCGCGACGAGATGGAGTACGACAAGAGGCGCGACCCAGACAAAGACCAGCATGTCTGGATGGGAAGCTACCTCACAAACAGCAACACCAGGGTGTTCAAGAACTGGCGCGTCGAGGACTTCGAGGCACCACCAGACGCAATCCACAGGCTCGGTGCTGACTGGGGCTTCGCGGTCGACCCGACCACGCTGGTGCGCTGTCACATTATTGGCCGCACGCTGTACATCGACTACGAGGCCTACATGGTCGGCTGCGAGATCGTCAACACGCCAGAGCTGTTCATGCAGGTGCCCGAGGCCGAGAAGTGGCCAATCGTGGCCGACTCAGCAAGGCCAGAGACGATCAGCCACATGAAAAAGAATGGCTTTCCCAAGATCATGACAGCGGTCAAAGGCCCGAAGTCTGTCGAGGAAGGCATCGAGTTCTTGAAGAACTACGACATCGTCGTGCACCCTCGGTGCATTCACACAATCGACGAACTGACGCTGTACAGTTACAAGCAAGACCCACTGACCGGCAAAATCTTGCCGGTGCTCGAAGACAAGAAAAATCACGTGATCGATGCCCTGCGTTATGCCTGCGAAGGTGTGAGACGATCGGCCATCACGAAGCCTGCAACATTCACTCCATTGCCAAATGTAAAGAAATGGTGAGAAAATCACACAAAATGAGGATATAACATGGCCCGACTCTCAAACGATCAACGCCTTGCGAACCTGCACGATGAAGCCCTCGCGCAATTCGATGATGTGCAAAGCGCACTGCGCGATGAGCGCTTGCAATGCCTGCAAGACAGACGCTTCTACTCCCTAGCAGGCAGCCAGTGGGAAGGCCCACTCTGGGACCAGTACGAGAACAAACCCAAGTTCGAGGTCAACAAGATCATGCTGGCCGTGATCCGAGTGGTCAACGAATACCGAAACAATCGCATCACGGTGGACTTTGTCTCCAAAGATGGCGCTGAGAACGACAAGCTGGCCGAGGTCTGCGATGGCCTCTACCGAGCCGATGAGCAGGCATCGGTGGCCGATGAAGCCTACGACAACGCCTTCGAGGAAGCAGTCGGTGGTGGCATTGGTGCCTGGCGCTTGCGCACCGTCTACGAAAACGAGGAAGACCCAGAGGACGATCGCCAGCGCATCCGTATTGAGCCGATCTTCGACGCTGACAGCTCGGTGTTCTTTGACCTTGGTGCCAAACGCCAAGACAAGTCCGATGCCAAGTTCTGCTTTGTCGTCACATCGATGACGCGCCAGGCATACAAAGACACATGGGGCGATGACCCGACCGACTGGCCAAAGATCATCCACCAGTACGAGTTCGACTGGTGCACACCCGATGTGGTCTATGTGGCCGAGTACTACAAGGTCGAGGAAAAGACCGAGACCATCCGCATCTTCCAAACCATCACAGGCGAGGAAGAACGCTACACCCAAGCCGACTTTGCCAAAGACGAAATGCTTGAGGAAACTCTGGCAGCCATCGGCACAGTCGAAGTGCGCCAGCGCAGGATCAAGACCAAGCGCGTGCACAAGTACATCATGTCCGG